GTCTTCATCTTTATCACCATTACCTGATCCGTCTTCTACATAACCTGATGCTCTTCTGTAATTATTGTAGTCGTGTTCATTATGAGTCATCTTAGATGGTAAGTAATTTATACCACCTTCATTAAATTTTTTAATCTCGGCTAAGCCACCTTGATTATAAGTATATATAGATTGTGGTGCATAAGCTGTAATACCACCTGAATAGTTTACAGGTTGAAAAGCACCTTCTAGTTTAGCTGATTGTTCTGCGTATGCTTTTTTATAATCTTCTTCTGTGAAAGTTGGTTTTGGAGCTTCTTCTTCTCCACCAAATAAACTTTCTGCTATTGGTAATGCAGTAGTAGCTAATAATAATTTTTCTCCACCACCTAATCCCATAAAACCTGAACCTTTCATAGCAGCCGCAGCTTCTTGGCCTGTTAGTCCTGCAACCTTAGCTTGTTCTGCAGTTAAACCTTTTTTACCAATTAGTCTTTGAAATAAATTTTGTTTTTCTGGAGTAGGTGTAGCTGCTGCTTCTGTTGCACCAAATCCTAATGAGCTAAAGGCAGGTTTACTAAACATACTAGTAGCACCTTGACTAAAAGAACCTAGTTTTCCTGCAGCACCTAAAGCCCCAATGCCATAGGAAGCACCCCCAACTAATGCAGCTGATTGTAAGGCTGTTCTAGTAGATTTTCCTCGTAGTTTCTGTACGCCAAATGTGGCTAATGCTAAAGTAAATGGATCCATAATATTACTTTTATGTTATTTAGTAATATTATCATTACTAGGTACTTCAATCAACTCGTTCAAGAACTTTCCTACATAAGCATGTTCTCCTACATGCATTATTTGTTGATTGATTAAAGCGTGGCATTTACCCCCTATATCTTTCCATAGCTTACAGAAGGCAAAATCTTCTCCTAAATAAGTCTTAGTTTTAGGATCGTGAAGCGTGTCAAAGAAATTCCAAAACTCAGGTTTTTCCTCTATCTTACCATTAATTACGGTACCTTGTTTTATAATCTTTTCAGGGTATGCTTTTTTAAGTTTATCAAACACGTGCTTTTTAATTAGCATACATCCAGTTGGGGAATGCGTTACCTCAATGACATTATCTTTACACTTAATGTCTTGACTGTCCTCAACTTTCATAGGGTATTGATTACCAAATTGTTTAAATACTTCTACATCTTCATTATTAGTTTCTTTAAACTTTCTTATCATCTTTTCCCAATTTATTGTCTTAAGTGGATAAGGTATTGATATGACATCTTTATCTTTAGCTACCATCTCATATATAGATTCAGCTTCAAAACCTATGTCACTATCTATAAATAATAAATGAGTTGCATCATCAGTTTGTAAGAATTGAGAAACACATAAGTTTCTACCTTGTGTTACTAAACTAGATTTCATAAGTTGAAAAGTAATTTTATGTTTTTTCTTAAAAGCTAATTTTTGTAATTCTAATAAACTTTGAGCTGTATGAATTGACATTTCTGAATGTACAGGCATTCCTATAAACAAATGACAGTCAGATTTAAACTCTATGATAGTATCTTCTTTTTTATTAAACCAAATAGGTTTACTTGGATCTTGCATTTAAAATACCTTTTAAAAAATTTTCCCAATTATATGCTATTTTATCCCAACTATAAAAATGATTAAAATACTTTTGTTGAAACTTTAAATGATCAATGCATCCATCTTGGCTTAATTGTTCAGGTATGGCATCAATAGCATAAGCAAACTGTTTGCATAATATCTTATAGTCTTTTTCAAATGGAACATAAACAGGAAACTCAGCACAAGTTTCAAACAAAGCACCTAGATCAGTAACAATTGTATATAGGCCCACAGCCATTGATTCTAAAGCAGATGTACAAAACGTTTCTTCCCATATGGAAGGAAATACAAACGCATCATATTCGTGTAAATGCTCTAGTATATAAGAATGTGGTTTATAGCCAATGTAGTTAACATTAGGTAATTCTTCAGCTTGTTTATATAAATCTTTATATTGATCATCGTGCATCTTTTTAAAATCATCACCATATATTTGAGTGCTAGAGTAAACATCTAATTCAATGTTTTTATTTTTAACTAACTGCATTGCTCCAAGTAATACATTTAATCCTCTCCAAGGCGTAGGATGAAATATTAATTTTATTTTCTCTGATTTCTTTTCAAATGTTTTTAAAGTTAGTTTAGGTATACCGTTTTTAATTACTGTGCATTTTTCAGTTGGTATATCAAAAGCCATTCTAAACTTTTCATAATTCCAATGGCTATTAAAAACATAATAATCGTACTTTTTGTGGTTATCTTTATTTTTAAACCAAGGTGCTAAATTAGGTTGATCGTATGAATTTTTTTGCCAAAGTATATTTATTTTATATTGGCTAAGAGGTATCTTTTCAGGAACACTAGTACAAATCCTAAACTTATTTAAAAGATCTTTATCTAGATGTTTTTCTAAAAATTCGTGTTGAATTTCTGTTCCACCTTTAGGACTCATTAGTGTCTCCAAATAAATCTAAGTTTGGAACATGCACCTCAACATCTGTTGCTAAATCTTCTTCTTTACACTCTCTAAGAAATTCTTTTTTAGTTTTGTATTTTTTACCTGTAGATTTACTACGATAAATTGTAACTGTATCACATTGTATTTTTTGCATTATCTACCTTGACCTCTGTATGATTTACGCTTGCTAATTCTTTTATTATATTTTTTAGAATGACGCAAGGGTCTTTTCTTAGGGGTTTCTTTAAAAAAAGTTATTGTACCTATGGCACCTTTTTTCTTAGCCATTCTGATCGTCTCTGCTAATTTCTAATATTGAAACTACAGCTGTTATAGCACTTGTAGTAGAGGTTTCCATTTTTAATACATCGCTTTCTTCAAGAACTATTGGTCCTTTGGCTACGTTACATATCGTTGGTCCTGTTATAGAAGCGTATGCGATTTGTATTGTTGAAGTAGTTGAACTGTCAGTAATACTTGTTTTAAATATTTTAGAACCACCCTCATTAGTAACCTGTATGTTTTGTATAATAGCTCTAGCATTACTAGGTGCTGTATACACCGAAGTTACTGAAGTAGTCGTTGGAGCGTAAAACGCATTTTTATAATAGTTTGCCATTAATATCCATCCTGTACTAATAATAAATCAAATGAAGCAGAAGAAGAAGAGGTAGAACTTGCCTTTCCAGAAACATAGATATCTGACTTTTGAGGTATTACATTGATTGCATTAAAGATAACTGTTGTTTGACCACCTCTAACATTTAAAAATTGTTTTGTTTGAAACGCTGCATTAGCAATACTATTATCTCTTTGTATAAATTTAAAATCCATTTCTTGATCTTTACCAGATGATACATCTATTGATAATAAATAACCAGTATAACCTGCAGGTATGGTATATAAGCACATTAAAGTTTGACCATTACTTGGAGATATAGTTGCAGCAACATCAACTCCACCTGTATAAGTAACTGTAATTGTACCTTCATTATTTCCAAAAGACCCTGCTGTTTCCACAGACATTCTAAAAACTCTTAAAAATTGTTGTGTTGTAGTAACTGTGTTTGTACCATCTAAATCAACAGTTTCTTCTACAAGAGCATAAGAAGAATCAAGTCCTTGTATTCTTAAAGTTCTTGCAGCTGTTCCTACTACATCATCATTAGCATTATCACTGACTACATCAAGAGTAGCTTGAGCTGTTTGCCAAGGATAGTTATTTCCTGTTTCCCAAATAGTTTCAAAAGAACCTGAACCAATACTAGGATTGTATCCAAATTTATTAATCATAGAATAACCAAGAACTTTACCTTGCTGTACAGCTAAATAAAATGGGATGTTATCAACTGTGCTTCCACCTGTTATTGGATTGACATTATTACAATTCATATTACCTCATCATAAACCAAGTAAACCTTTGCATCTCTTGTTTAAGATCTTCTTGAAATGAAAAGTTTAATTGATTTTTAATTGTATCTAAAGATGCTATAATTTGTCTTTGATTAGACTCATCATAAAGTGGTTTTGGTTCTGGTATGTATGCGTCTATTTTAGCCATTATCTTCTTCCATCAGGTTGTACATCAAATCTAAATAAACCAAGTCTCCAATTTTCATCTACTGCTTCATTTTCAATTTTAACATTTATAAGTCTTGCTCTTGCTCTTGTATGAATTTGTGTAGTCGATGAATTAACTGTAAATGGCCCATATGGCGAGCTTGTAGCAGTTTCACTTGGAAAGTCTCTTAAGTTTAAAGTAATCTTTGCATTACCTGCTATGACTTTAAAGTCAGGTATAAATCTTCTTATCTTCATTAAAAATTCACCATCTCCATCTATATCTAAATCAAAATCTCCTGATTGTATATAGGCATTGATTGTAGTTTCTGCACCATTTGCATCTACTTCATTAACTCCAATTTCGTGAGCGTAGTATCTAGTATTACCTTGCGAGGCAGATATACCTTGCACCGTTGGAAAAGTAGGTGCTACGTTTTGAGTAAATCTAGTAGCATAAGGTAAAGAAAACACACTAGTATCTTCGTATGTAGTTCTTGATAAAGTACCTGTAGTCCAAACTCTTTCTACATAATTATAAGTTACTATTCTATCTACAAAATTAGAGCCTGACTTTGGATAAAACCAATTAATCTCAGTATACAAACTATTATGACCCGCATATATTTGTTCACCATTATTAAAGCTCACGCCTAGATTGTCTCCTGCAGTAGTATAGACAAAGTCTTCTACGCTACAAGGTAATGATTTAACAGTACCGTCATAGACAAAAAATCCTCCTTCGCCTGACATCCAATACACTGCACCATCAACATATACAGCTGCGTGTTGGCCAAATAAACCACAGTTAGAACCTATCTGTCTAATTGAAAAAGTAAAAGGTGGCCCAACGAATTGCATAATGTAAGCAGAAGTATCGGTTAATATTAATATGTAATCTTTACCTTTAACAGCTCCAACTATTCTTGTTCCTGAGTCTATTCTAAATGTACCTGCAGTATTAACTGATGTTGGTGCATAAGTATTTGGATCTTCTTGATTAGAAAATCTTATAAACATTTTATCTTGAGTGCTTGGAGTTCCAATCGTAGTTTCAGTTCCTAATTGAATTAAGTGTCTATCTCTATCTGATACTAATGACATAACTGATTTAGTTGGGTTTCCAGCTAAAGTTGTTGCTCTTGTTGTTAAAGCAAGTGCGTTACCTGCTATAGGTATCCATTGAAATGTTCTACCATTGTGAATGGTTGCAATTAAATTTTGTCCATAGTTATCTAGTGACCAAGAACCTGGATCTAGTATTACGGTAGTTGATGTTCTTGGTGTACCCCAAGTTGATAACCCCCAAGTACCTGCACCCCAACCATAAGCTGGAGTAGTGATTAAGTTACCAATTAATATATAAGGTAACGGATCTAAAGTTCCGTTGTTCGTGGCCCCTGTTCCAGTTTCCGCTGTTGGCATTTGTATAGTAAAGGTTGTAGTAGAAGGAACCGTCTTTACTTCAAAAACAACATCATCAAAATCAGCTGCAACATAATCAGTTTGTCCAGATGTAAAGGAGCCTGCATTTTCAAATGTA